CCGCGACCAGGGTGCCCTTGGCAACTTCTTTCGCAACCAGAGCGCCGGCCAAAAGCTCGTCCTGCTCATGCGCTACCAGGAACAAACGGTGAACGCCTCGGCGGTGTGTCGCCCGAGTGGTTGCGCCTACAACGCAGGCTACGCCGCGGGCTTCCGCTCCGCGTGCGCAATGCTCGAATCCCTTTCGGCGAACGTCACGCCGCATCCTGACGACTCCAGCAAGAACCATGTCGGAGCTGATGATCTTGCTGAACGACTCGCTCCATAAACTGCCCGAAAGCAATCGATGGACACGAACACAGCGCAAAACGCAGACCCGGAAATGGCGCAACTCGAAGAGATGATCGCCGCTGACGAAGCGGAAGCCAACTCGACGAGGGACGCCAAAGGCCGGTTTTCTGCGAGCGGGGGTAAAGCCGACCCCGCCGGCAAGCCGCTGAAGTTCGAGAAAATCGGTGATCCGCTGGAGGGCTTGTCAGCGTCAGACAGCCAAGACAATTCAGGCACTCGGCCCGCACCTACCGCCGCCAAGCCTGCCGATTCTGCAACGCCGGAGAAACCGGCGAAGGCAGACGAGCAGGCAGCGACAGAGGGTGACTCGGGCCGGCCTGAGCCGACGCGATACCAGAAAGCCAGAGAGCGAGCATCTCGGGCATGGAAAGAGATCAACGAGAGGAAAGTGGAGCTTGACTCCCTGCAGGCCAAACTCGAGGGCGAGCGGGCCGAACTTGAGCGCATGCGCGGCCAATCCGCGCAGCAACGCCAGGCGCAAGCAGCAGCGCAGCGCCCGCGGTTCACCGCCCAGGAATACGAGGAAGCCGCCACCCAATTCGAGGCGCAAGCCGACGATGCGGAAGTGGCCGGCAACTTCGACGCCGCCGACAAGGCCCGCGAGCACGCCAAAGCCGCCCGTCAGCGGGCAGCCGAACAGCGCAGGAATGGCGGCGCGCCGCAAGCGCCCGCAGCAGCTCCGGCCAGCCAGGCCAATGAGGCGGCAGCGCAGGAAGCCCAGCGGCAGTCGTGGGCCAAGGCCAAGCAGGAGTTCCCCTCAATCGTTGACCAGTCCAAGCCCGAAAACAAAGCGTTGCAGCAGTTGTTCCGAACGCACCCGCAGATTCTGGATTACGCGCAGGGCCCTTACCTTGCCGCGTCATTGGTAGTCGCACAGGCACAGGCCGCGCAGTTGCCCACCATCCAAAAGGAGGCGGCCCGCGTGCCCGAATTGTTGAAGCAGGTCGAAACGCTGACGGCAAAAGTTAATGAGCTTCAGGCTCTGACTTCCCTGCCGTCGGCTGGCATTCCAACGTCAGGCATCGACGCCCGAGGAGAACGCTCATTCTCGGAGCTGGGTGTCGACGAAATGGAGCGCCAACTCGATAGGGAAATTGCAGCCGCCTGACGCTCGGGGAGATCCCGAGTATGGCAGCAACAACAACCAGTAATCCGGCTTCAGTAGCCGACAGGCTTACAACCTTTTTTTCCAAACGCCTGCTTGTAGTGCAGGAGGACGAGTTGGTCTTGGACCAGTTCGCCAAACAGGAGGATCTGCCGATGCACGCCAGTGCGCGCACGATCCGTTTCTTCAAACCGGCCAAGGCGGGCGGCGGCGCCGGCCAGTTTTCCGCTACGCCCGGGCTCTATGCAGCGCCCACGGTTACCGACGTTGTGCATGCCCTGACCGAAAGCACGCCGATCACCAACTTCCGGGAGAACGACTGGACGAAGGTTGACGCGACGCTGAAGCAGTTCGGCGCCGCCACGAAAATCTCGGATGTCGTGTCGATGATCGACGCCTATCAGCCTCTCAAACAGAACATTGATTTGATGGGCCGGGATGCCGCGTTGCACTACGACACGGTTTGCCGCAATGCCATCCAGGGCAGCACGCACCCCGACGGAGCAACAACTCCGCTTACTCACGGCAGCAATGGGACTAACGGCTGCGAGTTGTTCGTTACGGGTGCTGGAACCATCATCAATTCCGGCACGAGCGCGACGAACTTTACGACGCTGTCCGGGTTGACGCAGGCCAACGGCCTAGCCACACGCCTCTTTGTGCTGGCCGCCGGCACCCGGTTGCGGACCAACAAGACGCCCAAGCTAAAGGCCGGGCGCTATGTGTGTGTCCTTCCGCCGGCTGTTCAGCACGACCTCGTGAGGGACACCGATTACAAGAACGCGTTCCAGGGACGCGGAAACAACGGCGTCTACCGCCGCGAGATCGGCGAGATCGACGGCTTCATTTTCGTGGAAGCCACAAATCCGTTCATCGAGGACGAGACCTATGGGACGTTTGACAGCGTCGACGACAACGCCGACGGGTTGATCTTCTCGACTCTGTTCCTTGGCGCCGGCGCCTACGGTGCTCCGAAGCTCTCGGGCACCAAGAGCCCGCTCAAGCCTCAGTTCTTCATCAACGACAAGGCCGACAAGTCGGACCCGCTCAACCAGTTCGTTGTGGCTGGCTGGAAAGCCTACTACATGGCGATGGGATTGGACTCCGCGAACATCGTCGTTGGCCGCAGCAAATCCACGTTCATCTAAGCCGTATTCGAGGAACCAGGCTGGACGGGGCGCAAAACCCCGTCCGGCCAAACCCTCAACCAAATCTCACCATGATGACCAACAACGAATTGTGCGTGCCTACTTCTTCCGTCGCGGCGCACGGCGACGACGAGAGCCAAGAGGCGGTGGAGCCGGCTGTTGGCGACACGGTAGAGGTAACCGTTTCGGGCAAAGTCTCCCGCGTGGAGAACGGCCAGGTGTATCTGACACCCGACACCGCCAACGGGGAACCCATCGCCGGCAACAAGCCCGAGGGCGCTTTGGCGGGCGAGGACACGCCCGAATCCATTGACAAAATGATGGCCGAGGCATCCGAAGGGATGGGTTACTAAAATGAAGAAATCGATTTTCGCTTTCGGGAAGTTCCTGCTGGGCTTGCTCGTGGCCCGCGGTCAACCGCAGATGGACTTGACCGTTGAACAGGCCGAATCGCCGCTCGGGCCCTGGCGCGCGCTAACCCGCATGCACGTGCCGAAGTCATCCGCGGCGTTTTTCCGCGTGGCCTTGGTGGCGTGCGCTCTAACCAACAGTGTTTCCGGCGCAACCATCCACATCGAGAACGGTGGCAACCTTGTTGAGGCAATCGCAAACGCGACTTGGGGAACCACGATCGTGGTGGGCCCAGGTAACTACACTGCTAACAACCTTCTGAAGCCCGGCGTGGACTGGTACTTCCAGCAGGGCGCCGTCGTGTATTTCCGCGAGCCCAACCGCGGGCCCGGGTGGGGTATATTCGACGACCGCCCGAGCGGTCCGACGACCAATTATATCGGCGGTTTCGGGCGGTTCAATTACGTGGTGGGACTGCCGGGTTACACCAACACGGGGTCTTTCAGCCACGACCCGACTAACTTCAACGTCACGGGCCTGCTCGTCGTCACCAACCCGACCAGCAAAATCGTGATGACGGCGGACCGAATGGAGGCGGGTTACGCCGGGAGCTTTGCCACCTTCGCGGTGGTTTATGCTGCCGACGGTACGGTAAATCTGGATTGCAAGGAGATCGTCGACACATACGCCGGAACCACTGCGGCGGCTGGCTTCGACGAGGAAGGCAATGACCAGGGCAACGCCACAACGACGGCGTCCGGGATCGTTTGGTTCAATGGCGAGATGTTTGTGCGCGCGCAGACCGTGCGCGCTGCCGCACGGTACGCGGTGTGGTGTGAGCAGACATTGGGCACACGAACCACGAACAATTTTTACCTGACTGCCCAGCTCATTCAGAATTACGGCGGGCTCTCCACCATTTACGTGGTCGGCTACAGCAACGAGTACCGCACATGGATCACCGCCAACCTAGTCGAGCGACTCGGCGGGGCCGCAGGGTACAGCGCTTATGCAGCCTATTCGGGCGGGCGCCATTATCTGACGTGCCAAAAGGCGTCCAACTTCGGAGGCGATTCCGTCGTTAGCCTGAGTTCGCCGGGGTCCAACGTCACCGCGTGGGTGACGGCTCAGAAACTCACCGCGGCCACCAATTCCAATTGGCTCAAGATTTCGGCCTCTGGCGGCACGCTCTACGCCGACGTGCAGCACTTCGAGGACGCCGGCGCCATGGCCAGAGGGATCTGGATTCAGGGGGGCGAACTCCACCTGCGAGGTGGCATCGGGAAATTGCTCTCCGGTGACGGCATAGTTCTCACCAACTGCACCGCTTACATCGACAATCTCTGGCTCGACACCACGACGGTGAACCAGGCCACCAATCGACCGCTCACGCTCTACGGCTCAGCGACGGCACGGCTCAAGAACGTTGACTTGCTGGCGCCGGCCCTTGCGTGGGGCATCCAGGCCACCCAGGCGCACTCAATCAAGGTTTTGGGCACCGGCGGGGCGCGCGTCAACAAGGCCAGCGCCGCTGCTGGCGGCTCGACCAACATAACGGCGCAGGTCGGCACCATCGTTTACGACACCAACCTGCAGTGACTGACTTATGCTTCGCTCAGCTACAACCAAATCCGGCGGGTTCGTTCAGCAGAAACTAATCGCGAGCGTCCCGTGCGTCCTGCTATCTCTGCAGGGCTACCACCAAGGCGCAGCCGCGCGCTTCATTCAGATCCATGAGGCGGCCAGCCTGACGGGCGGCGAGGTGCCCACGCACTCGCACAAGATTCCTGCCACCGACAACTTTTACCTCACTATCGCGGTGTCGGGCATGCCGCTAAACAAGTGTCTCATCGCCATTTCAACAACTGCCGACACCTACACGGCGGGCGCGGCGGATGCGATCTTCTCGGTAACCTCTGCTGGATTGTGAAAACCAAACTCGTCCTATTGGCTGTGCTCTTGGTGGCTTCGGGCGCCATCATGCTCGCGCAAATCAACACTGGCGGCGGTGGTAGCGGTGGCGCTGGCACTAACACTTTCGGCGTGAGAACGCAGAACGTGACGGTGGGCAGCCAGGCGTTGATCGGATTCTGGGCAGGGCCCGGCACCACAATCCACGGAACCAATGACACGACGGGCAGCAAGGTAGACCTGCTCATCAGTTTGACCGGGAGCGGTGGAGATTTCAGCAACGTGCGCAACGCGTTCACCAATCCAGCCGCGGGAATCGTCGGGATGGTGCAGCATAGCAATTCCGCTAACGCCAACGTCAAGGGGCTGGTTGCCGGTTCAGGTGCCGCGCTGACTGACAACGGGACGAACGTTTCGATTGCGTTATCCGGGGGCGCCGCTCCTGGCGGTGGCGACATGGCCATACAGTTCAACCAGGGCGGCAGCACGCTGGCCGGCACGAATACGCTGACATTTGACCGCACGAATAATCAGGTTGTTGTTGCTAGTGGCACTGTCGTCATTGGTGGATCGGGAGTAAGTAACGAATTTAACCTTTCCGGGATTGCAATGCGGAGGGCCTCGGGCTCGACGACGTTTACCGTCAGCTCGAACAATACGACTCTTGTAACTGTTCAGTCCGGTATCATCGTTCCATCGGCGACTGTTCCAATGTCGCTTGGTAAATTGGCCGACGGGAATGGGTTCTCTGCTATCATCGTCACCAATGTGACGATCCCGACCGCCGCGGCGGGCTCGGGCAAGGTTTTGACGTCTGACGCCAACGGGGTGGGAACGTGGCAGAGCACCGGGGCCGCGAGCACAAACCTGACTGCCGCCGCAATCGGCCAAGTCACGTCTTCGAACGGGACCTACGAGGTTCCGCAGACGTGGACGAAGGTTGGCACCAACGCCGTGGCCACCAACTCGGGGCGCTACGTCCTGTCAATCCCGTCTCCGAACGTCACCAACGTGGTGGGATATGTGGGAGCCGGCGTTACGCGGCTCGAACTTTTGGCTTCGCCAGGCTCTACTGTTGTCCTTTGCGTCGAGTCGAACTTAGTTCAGTTCCCGGCGTCTTGGTATATCGGAGGCTTCGCCGTTGGCATCGCTACCAACGGGTTGACCCTGGTGGACATCTGGACGAATTCGCTCGGGACAAACGTTTGGGTGCGCGGCCCAGAATTCGCCACCGAGCCAGGGGTGGGCATCGCGTATGACACAAACTTCGTTGCCAGTCGGGTCACCAATCGGTTCAGCGGTAACGCGAACCAATTCAGCGGAAACGCGATCAAGGACGCGGCGATCGTCACCAACCTGCAGACGAGAGGCTTTACAAATCTTCTGGGAAGCAAGCTTGTCGGGGACGTTGACGCTCAGGCAGGACTTCGTGGAAGCGGAATCTCCGCGCTTTATTTGTTTGATGGGCTTGGTTCAACGTTCATCCAAAGCAACGGCACGTTTCAGAGCTATTCCAAGAACATCCTCCACGGGAACGTTGACGCCACCAACTCAGTGCCAGGACTGCCAGGCGCGTTCCGGCTGATGACCGGGAACAATACTGGGGGAAACAACGGAGGCAGCTACGCCTTCACCACGCGCACCAACGCGACGGCTTCCAACGACGTGATCAATCTGCAGTTTGAGATGCGCTCCAACGACCTATCAGCGGGTCAGGTGTTCAAGTTTCACTCGGTGACCGCAGGCGGGGCACAAGGGGCGGTCGGGATCGTGACCAATGGCAACGATCTCCGCCTCGGGGTTTACCGAACGATCTTTGTCGGAGCCGCCGCAATGATTAGCAACACGGCAGGCAGCGGCACGATTACCGGGGCCGCACTGGAAACAACCGAGACAAGCTCTCCGACTAACCGCATGGTTGACAACTGGGTTTTCAGCGGCTCAACCACCCAAGCCGTTCAATTCTCGCTTGCGATGCCTTTGGAGTGGGACCTTTCCACGATCAAGGTGAAGCTGTTCACATGGGGAACTAACAATATCGCCACAGTCACAAATGTTTGGCAGGTCTCTGCAACTGCCATCAAGGACGGGACTGTCGTCACAAATGCCGACTGGGGGACTGGACTGACCATCACAAACGGCGTTGGCAGCGCAGCGGGTGCGGCTCAGCTTACTGCGGCAACGCCATCGCTCACGGTTGGGAATACCCCAGCGGCTGCCGGTCAACTCGTCTGGTTCAGAATTCTTCGCCTCCCTGGCCATGCGGAAGACAACAACGGCGGACGCCATGGCGTCCTTGGGGCTTGGATTCAGTATAAGGAATCAACCACGGAGCCGGCGTCATGGTGAAGAAATTCATTCGGACATTTTGGACGTGGTGGGGGTTTACTATTGGCCTCTTCTTGTGGCTGCTGGGCATGCTGAGCATTCATCCCCCAGAACCAGCGCCTAAACAATTAGCACCGCTGCAGGATGGTTGGGTGCGGCAGTGGGACCCGTTTGGCCTGACCGTCGAGCAACTGGCCTATCGTAAAGCGCAACGTGGCATCGGTGGGTTAAAGAGTGAGTATGAGGAATCTCGCGCGCTGGTTTCTCAAGTCGTCCTTCCATTTCGCAGACGCTACCCGGCAGCGGCCTCCGGCAACAACGCCGTGGACTTCTCACGCGGTTACGAGGTGGACAGCGATCCGTCGGGATGGGACGCCGAAACCGGAGGCGCCGCCGACAGCCAGTATTCCCGCTTCTCGACTGCGCAGGCGCACTCCGGCACGCATGCCGCAGAACTGCTCAACACGGAGACCGGGACGCGTTACCAGGCATTTGACATGGGTGCGGCCAAGTCTGGCCTGAGTCTTTGCTTTTGGTTCCGAACTCCAGCGGCAGCCGGCGCGGATGACCTGTTCCGCAACATGGTGCTGTCGTCCACTTCCGACCCTGGCGACGTGGTGATCGGAACTTACTACCAGGAGGACGCCGGCAGCCAGTTCCTTCGCCTTCGTGGGACAACGTTCCCGGCTGGCGCGACGGACCTTGCCGTCAGCACATGGCACCGACTCGAAGTGGTGTTCGTTCAGGGCGGGACTTGCTCACTCAAAATCTACAACGAGGCAGGGACGCAGATCGGCTCCACCATCACAGTGACGGCCGATAATACCGGCGTTCGCTGGGTGCTCATTGGGCGCATGTCTGCCACGGGTGCGGCGACGTTTGGCGCCTGCTACTTCGACGACCTTGGCGGCGACTTTACCGACAGCACTTCCCCACTATGGCCGTTTACCGTCGCCAACTAATCGCGCTGCTGCTGCTCGTGCTGGCGGTGTGCCGTGCTGACGCGGCAGCGGAATACTTCATCGACTCCGACGCGGCCAACGACAGCGCCAACGGGACGAGCACGAATACGCCATGGAAGCGGGCGCCTGGCATGGTGAACTTTGCCGGCAGTTACTCTCATGCGAACGGAGACATTTTCTGGTTCCGAGGCGGCAAGACATGGACAAATCAGTGGACGATTGCAAACAGCGGAGCACTCGGCAGTGAGGACGTTTACCGCAGTCATCGCACCTGGCCATCGGGAACGGACGCTCAGGCGATATTTGATGGAGGTGGCCTGTTCCGTGCCAGTGGGATGCTCAATGCAGTGACCAAGCACAATCTGAAATTCATTGATTTGAACTTCATAAACCACGGGCAGTCCGCTCTCGATGGCGCTTCAAGTAAGGCGGCATTTGATTTCCTGGAATGCACAAATGTGACGTTTCTGTTCTGCACTAACGCGACCTACTGCCAGCAACTGGCGTATTTCCACTATGACCATGCCGGGCGCTACCAGGGCCCGTACTTCATTAGCAACGACGTTTCCCACGTCGCATCGATGCTCTGGAACGCGTCGGCTGTGGCCAATGTCATCATGGACGGGCTGTTAATCACACGGAATCGATTGCACGACGGGGCTTCTCAAATCGGTGGCGAGGGCCTCGCACTCGACGATGGCGTTCACGGTGACGGGCTTGTTCATGGCTACTCCGTCCCAAACGATTCCAGCGACCAGTACCACACCAACGTGGTGCTTTCTTATAACTTGGTCGATGGAGATTGGCGAAAGACTTACGGGAACGATGGTGCCATGACGGCTTTCTACTATTTTGAGTCGTGGGTCCATGGGAAATCGTATAACAACATTTTTGCCCCAAACCCTGTTGCCGCGAACATGGCCGGCTCGTTTTGCAACGTTGGCGGGAGTAACCCCCTCCTTTGGTTCGATTGGACGATTGAAAACGACACGATCATAAACGACGGGGCAAATTCGGCTTCCGCTGGGATTTTGATCACACCCGATGTATCGGGGACGACGTGGCGCGTTACCATCCGAAACACAATCATCGATGGTCTTCAATACGCGATCTCCGTCGAGCAAACCGGTGGCACCTACGACGGAGATTACAACTGCTTCCGAAGCACGAGCGGTCAATTCGCCTGGGGAGGATCACTGCAGTCATATGCCACTTGGCAGGCATCCAGAGACACCCACAGTGTCCTGGGCTCAGATCCGCTCGTGGTGAATCCAACCAGCAACTTCCACCTGCAGGCAGGTTCTCCGTGCCGGGACGCTGGAATACAGCGCAACTCCAGCTTTACCGACGATTACGACGGCGTCACCCGAGGCTCGACATGGGACATCGGCGCTTTCGAGTACTCCGCGGCAGCTCCGCCCGTCACGGTTGACACCTACCGCGCTCTCCGCTGGAGGAATCTCCGACGATGAGAATCTTGCTGGCCATGCTGCTGTCTGTCCTTCCGCTCTGTGCGCAGACAAACTCGGTGCGCTTCACATGGAACGCCTCGCCCGCGGAGGAATCTGTCATTCTGTATCGGTTCTACGAATTCCAGATCAACGGAACGAACAGGATTCTACTCGGCACGACGACAACCAACTATTTCACGGTTACGAACTGGAATCCGCTGCAGTCGCGTGCGGTGAGTGTCACCGCGTCAAACATGCTGGGAGAAAGTCAGCATTCCGTCCCGCTCGTTGTCCCAAAGGCCCCGACCCCGCCAGTCAATCTTGTCCCCGTCCATCTTTCGATCGAATCCGCCCCGTCCATAGACTTCTCTTATGACCTCGTGGACTGGCGGCAGAAGATCAAAATATGGACAAACGCGCCGCCGAACTCGACGAACGCAGGAAAGCAAATGGTGACGGTGGCCACCTACCCTTTCGAGCCGGCAATGTTCCTGAGGCAGACTCCGATCCCAAGTTTTACACGCCCGCCGACGCCAGGAGCGCAGAGGACGCGGAACGAATGACGGTGCTTAATATCAGAGCTTACTTGGAACAAAAAAAGTCAGGCAAATGACTATGACTCGAAAACAAAAACAGTGGTTCTGGGGGTTGATCGCCGCGTTCGTTGGCGCGTTCTTCGGGTCCATTGATTCCGGCCTGGCGCTGATGCTCATGCACCCGACCAAGTTTAACCTCGGGATCGAACTGAAAACCACCCTGGAAACTATGCTCGTACTGGGCGGCCTGGTCGGCCTCAAGACTTCTGCCGCCTATCTCAAAAACGCTCCGGTCCCGCCACTTAACGGCGAAACGGAGTTCATCACCAAAGAAAGCACCACCACCACCATGAAAGACATGCTCAAATTGTTCACCCTCGTTAGCCTCGTTCTCGGGGCGGCTTACGCCGCGCGTGCCGGCGACGTGCCGTCAACGCCACCGCCCACTGTCATTAAGGAAAAAGCTTTTCTGGCCAACGGAACACTTGAGCCGTACGGGACCCTGTCTTGGGAAGGTCTGGACGGCGAGGCGCGTCTCGGGGCGGGCGCAAACGTGCTCTTTGAAGTGGCCCGGGGTTTCTCCCTTTGGGGATTCGGAGAATCCGACAACACCGCGCACTCTGTCGTTGACCGATCTGGCCTCGGCATCCGTTACACGGGCAGTTTGGGCAAACACGTTCGGGGAGATGCCGGCGTGGCGCTTGGTTACGGGTTTGAAACCCAAGCGGTTTTCACGCGAGTGGCCACGGGGTTAACGCTTGTGCTGGCGCAGTCAAAGAGCTTTGAACTCGCGGGCCGCGCGGCCTACGCCTTCGACATCGACGGCGACGGAAAGCACGGGACGGCCACAGGTCGGGCGTTCCTTGGGCCCACTCTGACGCTCAAATGGTGAAGCCATGGGCCTTCTCTCCAGTCTCTTTAATCGCGGGCCGGGGTCTGGAGCGGTTACGAAGGAAGACCTGCAAAAACTCAAAGCAGAAATCATTATGACAATCGAAGAACTCGGGCCAAAGCTCGACACAATTGCAACCGATTTGAAGGCGACTGTTGACGGGCAGGCTGACCTTGCTGTCAATCTCGGCGCCGTCGGGACACAATTGGCCAAGGCCAAGGAGGAAATCGTGGGGGCCCTCAGCGGCTCGCATGTCACCCTGCCTCAAGCCGTGGTCGAAAAGCTCGACGCAATTTCGGCTGCCGGCGTCGCACTCAAGGCCAACGCCCAGACGCTGAAAGAATCCAGCGACGGGCTCAAGGTCATATCTGCGTCTCTGGACGCGCTCAACGAGGACTTGCCGACCCCGCCCGAGCCGCCGCCAGCAATACCTGGGCAGTAACATGCCGACTTACGAATATGTGGAGAACGGGCAGCGCGTCGTGCGCGTGCTGCCCGTCTCTGAGAGGGACGCCTTCCCGGGGCGCGTTACCGTGCCGTCCCGCATCGCCGTCTGCCCACGAGGCCAGCCGTCACAGGAGCAGGCAGCGATGAACGGCCTTCGCACGGTCGAGCAGCAAATCGGTACCAGCGAATTTCGCCGGCGCTTCCCGTTCTCCGTGAAACAAACGCGCAAGGCATGGGGCGCGGCGCGGGCAACCGACAACTTTTGAGGTATGGCCGACATCACTCCAGGTTACACGTTCGCCAGCGGTGAAAAGAACATCACCCACACCAAGCTGAACAACGCCGCCGCCGGCACGGTTAATACCACCTTTCACACCGGCAAGGCGTCGGCAGGCAGCAACCCAAACACGAGCGCAACGGAGTTGATGGTTTTCGACGGTACCACGTTCAAAAAGGGGACGCTCTCTTCGCTAATCTTCGACCATACTGGCCTAGTCTCTGGACGCGCGGCCAAAACAGTCCCCGTCTCCGCGGACGCCCTGATGCTGGCCGACTCGGCGGCAGCCTACGCCTACAAGCAGATCACGCTGGCCAATCTTTTGTTCGGTGCAGCGGCGCATACCGCCCCAATTGCCGCAGACAAGCTCGCCATTTACGACAGCGCCGGCACGGAAGTTAAGAGCATCACGCTGGCGAACCTCATCAACCAGGCAGTTTCCCACACCGCGCCAGTCACAGCGGACGCACTGATACTGCGCGAGAACGGTGGGGCGTTCCGCAAGATGACTCTGGGCAACCTGGTCAACGGCGCGACGGCTCTAACGACAGCCGCAGGAACCAACGCTGTTCCAATTTATGACGGAGATTACAAAAAGATCACGCTCTCCGATCTGGCGACATACTTCCGCCAGCAAGCCGTCCAAGGTTACGTGCTCGTGCAGCACGAGGTTGCCTCGGGCACCGATGGCGGAACGTTCACGAGTGGCGCCTGGCAGACGAGACCGCTCAACACCGAAGTTGCGGACGTTTCTGGAATTTGCACGCTGGCAGCCAATCAGGTGACATTGAGCGCCGGAACGTACGTCTTCCGGGGTGAGGCTCCGGCTTCGAGCTGCTCATTCCACAAGCTCAGGCTGCACAACGCGACCGACAATACGACGATCCAGTATGGGCGATCGATGTTCTGTACCCTCGGCGGAGTGGGATACAACACCGCGATCGTCGTCGGGCGCTTCACCATTGCCGCGTCGAAGGCGCTTGAACTTCAGCACCGCTGCAATACTACGGTGGCCACCACTGGCATGGGGGCAGCCGGCAGCCTGGGCGGCAACGAAGTGTACGCAACGCTGGAATTCTGGAGGGAATCATAATCATGACCCTTTCCGAGATGGCCAACTACGTGTGCGGCAAATGCCGGCAGACTGACGCCAACTCCGTGACCAAGGCCAAGGAGTTTCTCTCCAAGCGTTACGAGTTGATCTACAACGATTCCCTTTGGCGCGATTCCCTTTATCTGTTTCCGTTCACTTTCGAGTATCATTACGAACCGCCATTCGGCTCCGGCGCAGATCGGCCCGAGTCGTGGGATTCTATTTGGATGATGCCGAGCGTGGTTGACAAGGTCGTGGCGCTGCGTACCGGCATTCAGGAAATGCAGCCCAGCGGACAGGAGTTGCTGATGAGGGGATCGCTCGACCAGTTCGCGCAGAGTGGAGAGCCTGTACAGTTCGCTACTTTGGCGCCATGCGTGGCGATTCTGCCCGCGGCTTACGCCTTCCATGACGTTGAGATCCTCGAAATGGACTCTGGCCAGACTTGGACAGCACATGTGATTGACTCCAGCGGCAATCGCATTAAGTCCACCGGCGTCTATCCAGTGGGAGGCTCTCTAAGTGACCCGGTCTCCAGCGACTGTCGCGTTTTGGAGCGCGTCACCAAACAGGAGAGTGCGAATGATGTCGTACTCACAAGCGACGCCGGCGAGCGAACGCTAGCGACATGTTTGGCAGCCGATACGGCATTCCCGCTTCGAATCCCCGTGCGGCTTATCCCAGCTCCAACACAAGACATCGACCTAACCGCACTGGTAAAAAAGAAGCACATCCCTCTCGAGGACGACGGGGACTTGCCCGAGTTGCGAAACATCGACAACGCTCTGCTGGCGTTCGGACAGGGCGACATGTGGGAGCGCGCACGCCAGCTTGGCAAGGCCAACGCAAAATTCACGGAGGCAACCGCGCTTTTGGGCCAGCTCAAATCCATGCACGTCTGGCAGGAACACACGCAAATCCGCTTGGTGCCCGAGGTCGATTCTCCAGCGGGTAGCTACGGCGATAACCTCAACGGGAAAGGTTACTGGTAAAAAATGCAGTGGATCGACAATCTTGACGACGAGGTGATGGTCCGCCGGCAGCAGGACTTCCGGGGCGGCGTCGACGAGTTCATGGACGCGTCTTCCCTCGGTGACCTGCAACTGCAGCGGCTGGAAAACATGCTCGTCGAGGACAACGGGCGCGCGCGCCTTCGGCCGGGAGCCGACGCCCTTGGCGGCTCGGCACTGACGGCGGCCCGCATCGACGTCTTAACCTACTTCGACACGCCTTCGCTCGAATACCTATTTGCGGCCGTTTCCTCTTCGCTGCGAAAGTGGGACGGCGCGACGTGGACGAATATTGCCGCGTATCCCGGCGGCCTTGGCTCCATCGTCGAGATGGCGCAGGGCAACAACCTGCTTTACGTCAGCGACGGAAGTACGCAGTGGTATAGCTATACCGGGGCCGCCTGGAGTGCTGCACTTGGCAACGCCACGGGCGCAACCGGGGATCCGCCGCTCGGTACTTCAATGATGTGCTGGCACACGCAGCGCATGTTCGCCGCCGGCGCGATTGCGACGTTCAATGATGCCGTTTACGCCAGCTTCCTTGCTGGCGCGTCAACGGGACAATGGAATCACAACGACTTTTCTTTCCGAGTCGGGCGCGGGGAGGGCCAGGCCATCACCGCGTTGTGCTCCGCCAAGGGTTGGTGGCTGGCCGTTGGCAAGGAACGCTCCATTTACATGGTCAACACCGACCCGACGGCGGCAACTGCTGCCAACTGGCCGATCCGCCGGCTTACAGATGCGGTCGGTATCGTCGGGAAGCGGGCAATGATTTCATTCGGCGATTTCCTCGTGGTGTTTTCCCGCGATGGTCTGCGCAAAATTACAAGTGTGCCGAGTGAGGAGGGCAGCATCCCTTGGGAAGTGTCGGCGCCATTCAGTCAGCCAATGCAGACCTACATCGACCGCATCAACTGGTCGGTGGCCAGCAAGATCGTACTGCACAAATATCGACACTATTTGTTTTGTGCCATTCCGCTGGACTCCGCCACCGAGCCGGATTATGTGCTCGTCTGGAATTCCCGCCTTGGCGCATGGATCGGGGTGTGGCTGGGGATGACGCCCACAGCCATGTGTACGAGCGGATTCGCCAGCCTGGGCGAGCGGTTCATAATCGGGGATTCCACGGGCAAGGTGAACATGTGGAAGGATTACGCGAGTTCGGAGTTGGAAGCCACGTTCCAGGAAAACAGCAGCGAGTTGCCCACTGAGTTGCGCGCCAAGGCATGGAACTTTGACGCGCCAGTCAACTGGAAGGACGGCAGCTTCGCCGAGGTGATCTTCGTCAATTCCTCCGGCAACGTGGACGTTGTCATTTACTTGGACGGTGTCGAGCAGCGCCGCCAAACCGAGTCACTTCTTCGGGTCACAAATCAGCTTCCCGTTGACCTGCCTTTTGACTTGGCTGTGGCCAACCCGGAGCCAGTGACGGTGGCGCTGGACGAACTACCGGAATTCCGCGAGTGCTTCGTCGCCGTCGAGACGACAAGCCACTATGTCGAGGTTAAGGCGATTTCGATCGCGGCATTCATGAACACGATGAAAAACGAATGAACCGCGCCGAACTCATCACCCTGGCCGCCAACGGCAACGCCGCCGCGGAGCATTTTCTGCAGGCGTTCTCGGCCCGTGCTCACTTCCTTGACGACGTTGCGGACAGCGACAAGCACGCGATCTCGCCGATGAACATTGCCGCCGCGGAGGCTGATTGGTTACTCTGTCTCTCCGGCAATCCGTTTTTCCTGAAGCATAGCAACATGCTCGTTCCGGTGATGCTCTGCGGTTTGAACGCGTGGGCGGACTCCAACAACATGCCGCCGGGCGACATTCGCGACGTGGTGAAAGGCATCTGGCACGAGGTTGTATACGTGGTGGCTTGGCTCACCGGCGGGTGGGCACACATGCGGATCGTCAGCGCGAATCGGGAATACGACATCGAGCGGATCAACTCGATCGTGCGCGACGCCAGACTTCAGACAGAAGAGGAGGTGCGAGATGGGACTTTGCGGTGAAGACCCTCCCGATCCGTCCAAAGGCTACGCCGCGGGGATCCGCGAAGACCTGGCCGCCCTGCCGTCGCGCCGGCTGATTGATGCCGCCGCGGCTCTGGGTATTCCCGTTGACGTGTTGTTGCCTGGTTCCAGGACTCCGAGCCGTTTCGACTTCACGGGCCTGGGACAAGCCGATTACGAAGCGCAGTATCAAGACCAGCTTGCCCAGCAACTGCTCGACCTGCAGGAGGATCTCGGGCCCGAATTCGTTCAGCAGCGCCTCGACGAACTGCAGGCCGCCGACCCGGAGGGATTCGCTATGCGGCAGCGCCTCTGGGATTCCATCAAGGGAGACCTCGAACAGGCGCGCTCCGCCGATCGTCCGGCAGCCAGAGAACTGCAAGACATCATCATGGCCGAGCTGGCCAAGGGCGGAGAATTGGACCCCAGAAGCGCCGAGCAGGTCTCACAGCGCGTACTGGGCGGGCAGGTTGCCCGGGGAAACTTCATGGGGAACGCGGCGGCATCCGAGGAGGCGGGGGCATTGGCTGACGCCACTGAGGCGCAAAGAACCCAGAGACAAGCCGAGGCCCTGGCGTTCCTCACTTCCGGCGTTTCGCCCGAAGACGTGGCTTACCGGCGAGAACAGCAGGGGCTGGGGAATCTAGGGTCCTTCTTGACTGGGGAAACCCCTACCGCGCAATTTGCCCAGCTCTCAGGCGCCCAATCTGGAATCGTGCCGTTCTCGCCTTCGAACCAATCCTTGCCCGGCGTTAACCCCAACGCCGGACAGCAGGGAATCAACTTCGCAAACGGCGTTTACGGCGCCAACCAGGCTTGGGCACAAAACAGCGTCAACCCATGGATGGCCGGACTTACTGGCGCGGTCCGAGGCGCCAACGTTGGGGCGGCCTGGGGAGGGGGACCATGAAGCCGTTCTTCGTGACAGGCATGCCGCGGTCGAGAACCGCATGGCTCTCCGTGTTCTTGTCGTCTGATGGGATGCTCTGCGAGCACGATCTGCTCTCTCGGGTGCAGTCGCTGGATTGCTTCACAACGCTGATGTGCGCGCAAGGAATCGCCGGGGATTCAGACTCTGGGCTGCTTAGCGCCGTTGTCGATGTCGGTGAGCGATTCATGGAGTCGCCTTGGGTGCTCGTTCGCCGCGACCCGCAGGAGGCTTGGGAATCGCTTCGTGCATTCTGC